GGGTTGGATAACATTGAAGAATTAATGAAATTGATCAAAGCAGTTAATCCAGAAATGGAAAAACCTGCAGGAGGTATGCCTCCAGCGATCAGTATCGAGCCCATGGACAAACCAATGGGTGGGTTACCTCCGTTAAAAATGTTACCAGACTTAGATGCAGATGAACCTCCACATATGGAACCAGACGGTGACGAAGGCCCAGATCCAATGAAACCTTCAGATAACGACGGCGACACTGATGCTGAGAAAAAGAAAGACAAAGAAGAAGCGTTTGCTAATTCCCCCATCGGCGGAAGCGAACCCGAAAGCAAAGGTAGTCCATTTGATGCAGAAGGCGATGATTTAAACAAACCAAAAGGCACATATCCTAAAGTTGCTGGTGGCGACAATCCAATGCAAAAAATGGAATCCACTGATTTACGTGCTCAAATTCGTGCAGAATTAATGCAAAGATTAGAAGAAGCTAAAGCAAAGTAAATTTACAGTAAAATCAAATAGGGCCGCAAGGCCCTATTTTTTTCATTAAATACAATATGGCAAAATCACTAGACGGCGTATTAATCAAGAAAGCTCATGCCCCTCAGAAATATACTCTTGAGGAAGTTAAGCACCTCGAAGCATGTATGGATCCTATAAACGGTCCATTATATTTTTGCGAAAACTTTTTAAAAATACAACACCCTACACGCGGTGCTATTAAATTTGAACCATACGAATATCAGGTCAGACTGATACAGGCCTATCACGAAAACAAACAATGTATTGCTATGTTACCTCGTCAGATGGGCAAGACTACTTGCGCTACTGGTTATCTATTATGGTATACTATGTTCGTGCCAGAAGCACAGGTGCTAATCGCTGCTCACAAATATGAAGGTGCGCAGGATATTATGAACAGATATCGTTATGGTTATGAAAACTTGCCGGACTTTATTCGTGCAGGCGTTTATTCTTATAATCGAAATACCATCGAATACGACAACGGATCACGTATACAAGCAACAACAACTACAGAAAATACCGGTCGTGGTAAATCTCTTTCTTTAATTTACTGCGATGAGTTTGCATTCGTTCAGCCGCCTGAAAAGGCCAAAGAATTCTGGACTGCGTTATCTCCTACATTGTCTACAGGTGGTAAATGTATTATCACATCAACACCAAACAGCGACGAAGATCAGTTTGCTATGATCTGGACCGAAGCTAATAAAAAATTCGACGACCACGGCAATGAGCAAAAGGTAGGTGTTAACGGTTTCGCTTCTTATTATGCACATTGGTCTGAACATCCCGATCGAGACGATAAATGGGCATCGGTTGAACGTGCTAAGATCGGGGAAGAAAGATTTCGTAGAGAGTTTGAATGCGAATTCTTGATCTACGATGAAACATTGATTAATTCTGTTAAATTAGTAGAATTACAAGGTGTTGAACCTACTATGACCATGGGTCAAACACGTTGGTATAAAGACATCGATCCTAAGTTAACATATCTTGTAGCTTTAGATCCCAGTATGGGCACAGGAGGCGACTACGCTGCTATTCAGGTATTTGAAATGCCCTCGATGATACAGGTAGCAGAATGGAGACATAATCTTACTCCGATACAATCTCAAGTTAAACACATGAGAGAAATTTTAAGATATATCAACGATCGCGGCCAGGAAAGAGGAGGGAATCCTCAATTATATTATTCAGTTGAAAACAATCAACTAGGCGAAGCTGCTTTGATCGTTATCAGCGACATAGGAGAAGAGAATTTTCATGGGCTTTTCCTTAGCGAGCCGATTAGAAAAGGTCATATAAGAAAATTCCGAAAAGGATTTAATACCACGCATCGAACTAAAATTGCCGCATGTAGTCAGCTTAAAAATCTAATCGAAACTAAAAAAATGGAGATAAAATCAAAACCTTTAGTTTCTGAGTTAAAAACTTTCGTAGCCCACGGTGTAGGATTTGGTGCTAAGAGCGGAGAACACGACGATTTAATATCTGCTACATTATTAATCATACGCATGGCTGATGTTTTAGCTGATTGGGATCCGCACATTTACGATAAAATGACGGAAAAAATCACCGAAGAATCGATGCCTATGCCTATATTCGTTAGCACAGGATTTTAATAAATATACTTATGGACGCAAGAAATAACATAGCAACAGATCTGTTTTATAAAATTCGTAGCAGATTTAAAGGCTTAAAATTAGGAGCAGAAACCGGACAAATTACTATTAATCCGGAAGAAGCTCGCTTCTTTGATTTTGACTATATGGAAGGAACCACCCCCATTGGTCACGTTAGTATCAGTTTAGCAGAACCTAATTCTATGAAAGTGTATTTTAGTCATGGAATTACCGAAGGAATGGATGACGGGCAAAAAGCTAACTGGTATAAATTTCTTAGAGAGTTAAGAGAATTTTCTAAGAGAAGATTATTGAGTTTTGATACTAGAGATATCGCTAAAGACAATCTAGATAAAAGAGATTATGAATTCCTTAGCCAAAATTCTAAACCAAAACCAGAAAGTAATAAAACTATTCAAGCACCAGTTGGAGAAAGCGTTATGAACGTAAGCGAAAGCACTTTATATGGTTCCAAGACCGTTAGCTATCAAAAATTATTAGACACACGATTAATCATCAAACACAGTCAAGCACTCACTGACGATCAGCAACCAGGTGCTAGAACTAGAAATATTTCTGCATTATTTGTAGAAAACCAAGACGGTGAAAGATTTAAATATCCTTTCATCCATTTAGCAGGTGCAAGAGCCATGCAGCGTCACGTTGCTAATGGCGGCTTACCGTATGACGATCTAGGCAAAAGCATTATCAAGATGAGCGAAGAAATCGCTCAATTAAAGAGTTTTTCAAACTATGTGGTTCGCAACGATCTAATGAATTCAGAAACAAATTCAGTAGTAGAGCGTTCAGCAGCATATTTGAATAGCCTGAGAGAACAAATTAAGGCCATATCAAAGCAAAGTCATTATGAAGCATACAAAGAAAACTTCCAGGCATACGACAGCGAAGAGATTCCACAAGATGTAGTAGAAGAATTCAAAGAAAAATTTACAGTAAAGTCATTTAAAGAAGACATTGCAAGTGTATTCCCAGTCTTATACAGATTGATGAAAGAAGGAAACACCATAGGCTATGACGACATAGTCGCTATGACACAAGAAGAATTAGAAAACGAAGATATCGAAATAGCAAAAGAAGAACATGATCCATTTGCTAAATTTGAAAATTGGGTAATGGCATTAGGAGAAGAAAGTGCTATAACCTCTGAAGATCCAGAAGAGCAAGGAACTGCTATCAAAGAACTTCAAGAGTTAGTAGGACAGCATTTTCCTGCAGGTGTTGATGGTCAAAATGCCATCGAAAGCCTAAAAGGCATCATCGAAGATCCAGAATTATACAAAAGAATCAAAGCACAGGCATCAGAAGATCCAGATAGCTGTTGCAGAGGATTAATCAAAGATTGGTTAGAATTAAATGCTCCGGAAGTTCTAGAGCAATTAGATTTCGGTGATTATGTAGAAGAACCAGAAGCAGGCGCAGAGCAACCAGCAGCACCAGAAGCAGGCGCAGAAGTTGCAGCAGAACCAGCAGCGGCACCAGAAGAACAACCACAAATGGCCAGTGACGATCCAGAGGAACGCAAACAAATGGGCGTTAAAGAATTGGCCGAATTTATCCATTCATTCTATGATAAAGAAACAGGCACATTCCCCAAAGGACCAGAAGGCGTTTGCACAATGGTAGGCAAGAAATTTGGTGAACAGGCTGAAAATGTAGCTCGTAAGTTTGTAGAGCGTATGGCACCTCAACAGACCACAGAACATAATCCAGAATTGGCAGAATTGGCAAGAGTTAGAGAACTAGCAGGCTTATAAGATTGTTCGTAGCAGTGAAATTGGGCACTTTGGTGCCCTTTTTCTTTTTCAAGATGTCAACGTTCCTTTGAGTAAAAACGTTATATATATACGCAGATAATTTTGTCTGCGATATTAAAAGGAGATTTCAAATGAAATCAATCGTAACATTAGTAGCATCATTGTTTGCAGTATCAGCTTTCGCAGCAGAACCAGCTAAGAAAGAAGAAAAGAAGGTAGAAGCCAAGCCAGCAGCAGCCGCTCCAGCAGCGCCAGCTAAAGACGCTAAAGCCCCAGCCGCTAAAAGCGACACAAAAGCCGCTGACAAAAAAGCCGAGCCTGCTAAGAAGTAATCTTCATACTGTCTACTTAACTGTCGGTGACGAAGACATAGAAGTCGAAGTTGAAGACAGTATATATGTAGGTTATCGTAGACCAGAGATAGTCAAAAACAAAGATGTAGACGATGATCTTTCGGAATACGTAAAATGGAGACTGTTTTTAGCTAGACAGTTGGCACTTTTGAAGTATAAAGAAAAGTGGGCATGACCCGCTTTTCTTTTGGCAAAAAATAATTCACAAATATCATTGACCTTGCTAAATAAAAAGCGCATAATAGTTGTTATGCGATAGGCATACAAAGTCATTTACATTAAGGCATAAGGAGGCTATAAAATGGCAACACTAGCAGAAATTCGTGCTAAACTTCAAGAAGCACAAAACAAATCTTCAGGAAACTCCACCAGCGGTGGCGACAACGCAATTTACCCACATTGGAACATGCAGGAAGGCAAAGAAGCCGTAGTTCGTTTCTTACCTGACGGCAATCCAAACAATACATTCTTCTGGGTAGAACGAGCAATGATTAAATTGCCGTTTGCAGGAGTAAAAGGCGAAACAGATTCACGTCCAGTTCAAGTGCAGGTTCCCTGCGTTGAGATGTATAACGATGGTTCAGTTTGTCCAATCCTTTCAGAAGTTCGTGGTTGGTTCAAAGACAAGAGCCTTGAGGAAATGGGTCGTAAGTATTGGAAGAAGCGTTCATACATCTTCCAGGGTTTCGTTGTTGAAGATCCTTTAAAAGAAGATACAACACCAGATAATCCTATCCGTAGATTCATTATCGGTCCTCAGATTTATCAAATTATCCGTTCAGCATTGATGGATCCAGAGTTGGAAGAATTGCCAACTGATTATATGCGTGGAGTTGATTTCCGCATTGCTAAAACTAGCAAAGGTGGTTTCGCCGATTACTCTACTTCTAAGTGGAGCCGTCGTGAGCGTTCTTTAACTGATGCTGAAACTGCAGGCATTGATGCTCATGGCTTGTTCAATCTAAGCGACTTCCTACCTAAGAAACCAACCGATGTTGAGCTTAAGGTAATGAAGGAAATGTTTGAAGCATCAGTCGATGGCGAGGCCTACGACATGGAACGTTGGGGACAATACTTCAAACCAGCAGGTATGAGTGCTGCCACAGGCGATCCTAACAAAGCAGCCACAAGAGCTGCTCCTGTAGATGATCAGGTCGACGACGAACCAGCACCAGTTGCGGCTGCACCTAAGGCAGCACCAGCGGCTGCACCTACTGAAAGCGCATCAAGAGCACAAGACATTCTTGCAAAGATTCGCGCTCGTCAGCAATAATAGGTAACACGGCTCGAGCCTCTGAGACATAGTTCTTACGCTCGAGTTCTTCTCATTACAGGATAATAATATGGCAAAAGCATTTGATGTTTCTAAATTTAGAAAATCAATCACTAAGAGTATAGAAGGGCTTAGTATTGGTTTTAATGATCCAACTGATTGGGTCTCTACAGGTAATTATGCCTTGAATTATTTGATTAGCGGCGACTTCCACAAAGGTGTTCCGCTAGGCAAGGTTACTGTATTTGCCGGTGAATCTGGCGCAGGTAAATCTTATATTTGTTCAGGTAACCTTGTTCGTCACGCACAGGAACAAGGAATATTTGTCGTTCTAGTCGACAGTGAAAACGCACTCGACGAAGCGTGGTTACATGCACTAGGTGTAGACACTAGCGAAGAAAAACTTCTTAAACTCAATATGGCAATGATCGACGACGTTGCTAAAACTATCAACGAGTTTATGAGCGAATATAAAGCAATGGTTGAAGAAGATCGTCCTAAGGTCTTATTCATTATCGACTCGCTAGGAATGTTATTGACTCCGACGGATGTTAATCAGTTCGAAGCAGGTGACTTGAAAGGTGACATGGGTCGTAAGCCTAAGGCACTGACAGCACTTGTTCGTAACTGTGTAAACATGTTTGGTTCAGCTAATGTTGGATTAGTAGCTACTAATCACACATACGCTTCACAAGATATGTTCGATCCAGATGACAAGATCTCCGGAGGTCAAGGTTTCATTTATGCAAGTTCTATCGTTGTAGCTATGAAAAAACTCAAGCTCAAAGAAGATGAAGATGGTAATAAGATTTCAGAAGTCAAAGGTATCAGGGCCGCTTGTAAAATCATGAAAACTCGTTACGCTAAACCGTTTGAGAGTGTTCAAGTTAAGATCCCTTATGAAACCGGTATGAATCCGTATTCCGGATTAGTTGATCTTGCTGAAGGTAAAGGTATGCTTAAGAAAGATGGTAATAGACTTTCTTATGTAACTAGTGATGGAGAGATTCTTAAATTCTATCGCAAAGAGTGGGAACGCAATGAAGGTGGATGTTTAGATCAAGTCATGTCTGACATTTCAAATCATGGCGAAAAATCTGTTTCTGAGATAACTACTACAGTTGAACCTGAAACGGAGACCCAATAATGAAAGATGATTTAATCGCCGACCTTTGGAATTCTGTAGTAGAGCATATTCCAGAAAAAGCTAGAAAAGACGTAGCATATGATTTTGTTAATACGTTACTTGATTATGGTATCAAGGATACGGTATTAGAAAATCTTTTAGGGGTTGACCCATATCTCGATGATGCTATAAATTATTCGATCGACGGCGAAGAGATTGAAGAAGATTATGATGACTACGATAGATACGAAGATGAGGAATAAATGAATTGGTATGACAAGGTTAGCAAAGATATAAGCAATATTCCCGATGCTGTGGCCTATTATGAAGCTGAATTAATTCAAGCAAAACAAGATACCCGTATAGCGGGAAATATCGAGAAAGCCTCTGCGCAGATGCCAGGTATCGTGGAAAATCGTTTTAATCAACTTCAAGAAATTGAAGGCATCCTTGAATATCTTAACATTGAACTTCGTAGACTTCGTAGTCAACACTTCCGCAAGTATCTTGAAAATTATCAACGTCAGTTAAGCTCTAGAGACTGTGAAAAGTTTGTAGAAGGCGAGGCTGACGTTGTAGATTTTGAGAAAATTATCAACGACTTTGCCCTATTAAGAAATAAATGGCTAGGCATTATCAAAGCCTTAGACCAAAAACAATGGCATCTAAGTAATATTGTAAAACTCAGAGTCTCTGGCCTAGAAGACGCTACTCTTTAATCCAGTGCCATGTGGCCCAACTCCATTGTGGTAATGGGCTTTTGTTAGGAAATGCTTCCATCATTCTTTGCCAACATTGAGTTTCTAATCTTCCGTATTTTCTTTTTAATTCAACAGCAAGATTACTTTTTATAAAAAGTTGACCTCCGGATTTTAAATTTTCCATACAAATATGATATAATTCTTTCCAATCATCGGAAGACCATTCCTCGTTTAATTCGAACGTTGTTCTTATCATTACGATACAATCCCAGGGGCCCCTGGGAATTTTTTTTTCATAATTAGGAAATATTCCGCACTCGGATATTTCTAAATTTGCATCTTTGTGGAATGGAGTTAGTGTGTTCGAAGTTCTGCCAAAAGATGTTCCTAGGTATTGATGCCCATGATACTGACATAGAGAACCAAAATGTCCTAATCCTGCACCGATGTCTAATACTCGAAGATTTGTATGTTTATTAAGATTCAATAAATTAAAAATTTCTATTTTTTCTAATAAGAATTGATCTTCGTCTAAATATTTTGCCCATTCGGTCATTCCAACAGAATTAGCTAATTCTTTTTGTTGTTCGATCCTACATATTTTTTTTGCTAGCTCTAGTTCCATCATTCCTCCAACTTCGATATTTACCATTATCTGGGTAGATAAATATCTGTATGAAAACACTTGTCTTGGTTACTGGAGGATTTGACCCAATACATTCCGGTCATATTTCTTATTTTAAATCTGCTAAACAACTAGGCGACATATTAGTTGTAGGAATAAATTCTGATCAATGGCTTGTTCGTAAAAAAGGCAGGTCGTTTATGCCGTTTCACGAACGCATGACTATAGTTAAAAATTTAAAAGATGTTGACTTTGTTATAGAATTTAACGACGACGACAATAGTGCTAAACATGCTATTAAATTATGTCGCCAAACATGGCCCGATTATAAAATTGTTTTTGCTAACGGCGGCGATAGAACTAAAGAAAATATTCCGGAAATGGATACCGATGTAGACAATATAGAATTTGTGTTCGGCGTTGGCGGAGAAAACAAAATGAATTCTAGTTCTTGGATATTAGAAGAATGGAAAGCTCCTAAAACAGAACGGCAATGGGGATATTATCGTGTGCTTCACGAGGTTCCTGGAATGAAAGTTAAAGAGCTAACAGTTGATCCAGGAAAGAGTCTAAGTATGCAACGGCATTTTAAAAGATCCGAGTTTTGGATAGTGAGTGACGGTAATGCCGATGTAAACAGAGATATGCCCGGCGGTTATCGATTACCGCCAGTGATGCTTAAAAAACATGATCAATTAGATATCCTTGTTAAAGAATGGCATCAATTAACAAACCCTTATGATTATCCGGTAAAGATCGTAGAGATACAATACGGCGAAGCCTGTGACGAAGAGGATATAGAAAGAAAATGAAAGTATTCGTAGGTTATGATATTAGAGAAGATGTTGCATATCAAGTATGCGAATACAGTATATTAAAACATCAACCGGACGCTGAAGTTATTCCTTTAAAACAAAAAGAATTAAGAGAAGCTGGAATTTATACACGAGCCGCTGATCCATTAAGTTCTACAGAATTTACATTTACACGATTCTTAGCACCGTATTTGGCAGATTACAAGGGCTGGGCAGTATTTGTAGACTGCGACTTTGTATTTGTTGATGATGTCAAAAAATTGTTCGATCAAGCAGATGATCAATATGCTGTTATGGTAGTCAAACATGATTATACGCCAAAAGAAGGCCTAAAGATGGACGGTTGTAAACAATTACCTTATCCAAGAAAAAATTGGAGTTCTACAATTCTGTGGAACTGCGGCCATCCTTCTAATAAACAAATTACACCAGATGTTGTTAATTCACAAACTGGACAATATCTGCACAGATTCCAGTGGCTTGAAGATTCAGAAATTGGAGAACTAGCTCCGGAGTGGAATTGGTTAGTTGGTTGGTATGAAGAACCTAAAGACGGTTCTCCTAAGGCATTGCATTATACCGAAGGCGGACCTTGGTTCAAAGACTATCGCAGATGCGACTATCACAAAGTCTGGAAAAAATATCTTAAAGAAATGTTAAAATGAGCAAATGGGTATTTCTTAGCAAAGGCAACGAGGACGATTATATAAATCTTTTTGCAGCAGGGTGTGGCGAGAAAACCGTCGATCCTGCAAGATTCGATCCCGAAGAAGGAACAGATCCTATAGTGTTAAGGGGCATTCTTAAAAAAAGAATCATAAAAAAATGTCTCAAAATAGGAAGAACGTTTTACTATGTAGATACTGGATACTTCGGTAACGAAATAACTAAATCAAATCCTAACGGTTGGAAATATTGGCATCGTATCGTTAAAAATGATCTACAGCATCACGATATTATAGCAAGACCCGATGATAGATTTAAACATTTTAATAAAAAATTTAATCCCTGGAAGAAGAACGGTAGAAAAATACTAATCGCAAAACCCGACGAAAAACCTATGAAATACTATGGTTTAGAATTAGATCAGTGGGTCGAAGATACAGTCAACGAAATTAAAAAATATACAGACAGGCCTGTTGAAGTAAGAGATAGGGCCAAGCAGCGGATAGATAGGGTAGTTCATAACACATTACAAGAAGCACTAGACGACGATGTATTTGCATTAGTAACATTTAACAGTGTCGCAGCTATCGAAAGTGTGTTTCATGGTGTTCCTGCATTTACGCTATCGCCAACACATGCTGCTAGTCCTGTAACACTACAAGACCTAAGCAAAATAGAAACTCCATATTATCCAGATCACGATAAATTATATGCATGGGGATGCCACCTTGCATATGGTCAATTCCATGTTAGTGAGTTAAGAAACGGCAAAGCTAAAGAGATGTTAGAAAATGAACGATGATTCGATAGAAAACTTTTTATCTATAGGTTCTGGTAATATTGTTACGGCTGATAGCGAGGATCAATCAAGGCCTTTAGTTGTTAGGGGTGTGATTAAAAAAGATCATATTTATAAATGTATCGATCAACAAAGAGATTACTATTATGTCGATACTGGATATTTAGGAAATTTTCCTAGTCCCGGAAATACATCAGGAAAAAAGAAGTGGCATCGAATAGTTAAGAATGGCCTACAGCATGATCAATCGTTTGACGTCCCCGATGATCGGTGGAAGGACCTAGTTAAACAGGACCCAAGATTAAAATGGAAAGGTTGGAAAAATTATAATAAAAAAATATTATTAGTTATGCCTAATCCTAAAGCCTGTAAGTTTTACGGTGTTGATTATGATACCTGGGTAGAAGAAACTACAAATGCTATCAAAGCAAATATAGATTTGCCTATCGAAGTTAGAATGAAGGGTTCTCGCAGCGAAAGAAACAATGGATATTCGATATATGATGCGTTCGACAGTGGAGTATATGCCACAGTAGCATTTAATAGCATAGCTGCCCTTGAGTCGGTGTTATATGGTATTCCGGCATTTATTTCTGTGCCTTGTGCTGCCAGTCCATTAGCCAGTTATGATTTAACACAATTAAAAAATCCTCTTAGGCCCAGCGAAGCTGATATATTAAGACATTGTCGTTCTATCGCTTATGGTCAATTTACATTAGAAGAAATCTCCAGCGGAGTTGCTTGGAGAATTATTAACAGGTATCCGTATGAAACTTCTATTAAACGATAAAGAAATCAGTCACTTTTTAGTGAGCCAAATTGATCACCTCGGTGCTCTTAAACTTCTTTGGAAAAACGAAGAGTGTGCAGGCGAAGTGATTTCGTATGTTATCTTTGAAAAACAAAAACCTAAATATAATTTAGAAAAAATGAGGAAAAAATTCAAAGACAAAATTAAAGGTGCTGTTGAGCGAGATCTTAAATCTTGGTGGGGTAATGCTAAACGACTATTAGATGAGAGAAAACAATTCTATTTCAAACACATCAACAGCAACTTAGATTATTTTATGAGTAATCTAGGAGAAGACCGTGTGTTTGAGATGTATAAGAATAGTTGGAAACAAAACTTTGTTAAAAGCGTAGGGTATCAGATTGATCCAAAATCTGTGATGATAAGAAGAACAAAATTTTCAGACCCTAAAGAAAATTGCTTGATTAGAAATACAGTTGGTAATGAAGGATTGTTAATTGAAAAAATTGATAACAAGTATCCTTTTTGGTTTATAGATAGCGGATATACCAACTTTGTAGAACCAAATAAAAAGTGGCACCGCGTAGTTCAGAACCATTTACATTATGGTCGTTACTTTGATGCACCACCCGATAGACTGGGCAATTTTAAAATCTTTCCTAAGCCTTGGAGAGACGGAGGCGATAAAATTTTAGTTATCGAACCTGGTCAATTTGCTGCTGGAATTTTTCATGTTAATATAAAAGAGTGGAAATATCAAGTTGAGGCTGAACTAAGAAAATATACAGATAAAAAAATTGTCTTTAGAGAAAAAGCCCCAAAGAAACAAAGAGCTCCGCTATATAAACATCTGCTAGATGAAGATTATCATTGTGTTATCAGCATCAATTCAAATGCAGCGACAGAAGCAGTTTGGGCCGGCATTCCGATTATTACCTTAGATAGGCACATAACAAATCCAATAGCAAAAAGTCAACTATCGGATATTAATGATTTAACAAGACCGAATATAGCTAACTGGTTATGTATGTTGAGCTATAGTCAATTTTCATATGACGAATTAATAGACGGGACTGCTATAAAACTTATACAGAAATATGCATAAATTTACAGCAGTCGCATATTATGGCGGCATCCCTCCTAAAAATAATAATCCAGAAAAACCTCTAATACTCGATAATTTTTGTCAAGGAGTGATGGCATCTGGAGATACCGCTATTCAACATAAAGCAATGACGGTGTTGCCATGTGATGTTGCTTTAATACAAGGCTTTGTTCATGAACATGGAAAACAATTGCCTCATTTGCTATTAAGAAAACAAGCAATAGATCTACAGAAAAAAAATAATAAAAAAAGTTTAATCGTAGATAGTAATTTATTTTTATACGCAGACCCCGGCAATACTAGAACATATCTAAGATATAGTTTCGACGGAGTGTTCCCTACAACTGGTTTTTATTTTGATAAAGATGTCGATCCTACTAGATGGCAAAAAATTAGTCGAGATTTGAATATATCTTTAAAACCTTGGAGAACTCAGGGAGAAAATATTTTGATCTGTCTACAAAGAAACGGTGGTTGGAGTATGGGTGGTCTAAATACAGTAGATTGGTTAAACAAAACTATAGAACAGATTAGACAATATTCTAAAAAACGTCACATCGTAGTAAGAGGTCATCCGGGAGATAAAAAAACATTGCAAACCTTGATGATAAATCATAAAAATGTGTCTGTGAGTCAAAAAGAAAGACTAGTAGATGATTTTAGAAATGCTTGGGCCACAGTAGTATATAATAGTAGTCCTAGCGTGGCTAGTATTATTGAAGGAGTTCCTGCATTTTTAACAGATCCTCGACCAGAAAACAGTCAAGCATATAGTGTAGCTAACATTGGTTTAGATAGATTAGAAGATCCGCTATTGCCAGATAGGCAATTGTGGATAGAAAAACTATCTATGTGTCATTGGACCTTCAATGAATTAAAATCTGGAGAGGCTTGGAGATTTTTTAGGCAATATATTTAAATTTGTTGCCAATATGCTTCTTTTCTTTTAACTAAGAGATCAGTTCTTTTACTTTTTCCTGATTCTTTTCTATTTCCCTTGAGATGGTCGAGGTAGGCTCCCCAGAAACTGTTAATTAATGGATGTCCTTCACCAGTCACCAACCCCTCACTCCAATTCCATGACTTTAGATGAGGAAATTTTATCCTAGCGGCGTCAAACACAAAACTGTCATGCCACTCATCTAAAAGAAAAATACCGTTTTCTGCTTCGTCATACATTCTTTGAAATTCTTTTAAGAAATCGTGAGTAGTTTTTGATCTAAGATTCAAAGAATACAGTCCGCATTCTGAAAACTTGCCTTTCCTACCTAAA